CTCATCTTTCTGAAAAAGGAAAAAAGTTTAATTCACCTTTATTACTCTTATCAACAAATCACAATCGATCAATTATGAATAAGCATCTTAGTAAGGTATGCTGTAATCATAAAGCTATTGATCGTCGATTTGATAGGTACTTCTCTTTGGAACGTCATGGTCGTAAGTATTCTCTATATGAAGAGACCCTTGATTGGGATAATTATCAGAAAGATAACCCAATTTTCAATGGTCTAACATCACGGAAAGTACTCATAGCTAACGACATTCAAGATATAGAAAATTTCTTATTTCAAACCATGTTAATCGGTTGGAAAACTAAGACTTCTTTCTATCGTGATCAATTCCTCGATACTTTCCAACAGGAAATTGGAGGAGATTGGTATCTTGAATATCCGAGAGAACCTATTCATAACAATCATGTGAAAACTCATGCAATCATTGAACCACTTAAAGTTCGAATGATCACTGTAGGAGCAGGAGAGAACTGGGCACTTAAACCGCTACAAATAGCTATGTTTAATGCACTCAGTAAATTCCCTGAGTTCTTACCATGTTTTACACCTGATTATGATGATCAGATAAAAGAAATGAGAGACTTACCTGGGAAATGGTTATCAGGAGATTACTCATCTGCTACTGACGGACTTCATTCATCTATGATGAATGTTGTTGTCACAGAAATGTGTGATATCCTGGAAACCTATTATCCAGAACTTATTCCTTATGTTCTTATGGAAGCTTCACCACATACAGTGAAATACCCTTCATGGACTCAGATTGAACCTATAATACAGACCAATGGTCAACTTATGGGTTCTCTCTTATCTTTCCCAATTCTTTCTCTAGTTAATGCCTTTACCATTGGTAAAGCAACTGGAAAAAGTTTGGGCGAAATACCAGCTTTGATTCATGGAGACGATGTACTTGCAAGGATAGATAAAAATTCTATCAATCGTTGGAAGAACATTGCTCCACTTGTCGGACTGGAATTATCCATTGGGAAAAATTACATCTCAAATTCTTGGGGGTCTATTGACTCTCAAATTTTTTATAAAGGTGTAAGGATTTCACAGTGTGGTAAATGGAAAGGTTTAGGATCAAATCACTTAGAATCAATTCCTCTTTTATTGAAAAGAGGTTTTCCTAAGGGACTTATTGTCCGCAAATTCAAACAGAGCTTAGCGAAATCTCATAGATCTCTCGAAGTTTCTGTTGAATATGGTGGACTGAATCCTAATCCTGGTCTTCTCCCTCAGACACCTACCGATCATGCACAATATGTGACTTCATTGTCACGTTCTTGTAAGATCAGAAAGGTGGCTGATATGGAAATGGCCAGTATTCCTCTTAATTGGATAAAGAGGATCCCTTTCACGGTAACCAGACTTCCGTTCGAATTACCTCAGCCGGATCAAAAGTATCCTTTCTCTGATTTTAGACATGTTCTAAAATTTCGAGACATGGGAGCTTCTGTTCCACTGACGGAGATTATTCCATTAGATACAGAATTCATGTACATTGAACTTCGAGATTATCAGAAACTCTTTTTAAAGAATATCTGGAAATCTCAGTGTCCTGTGCTGACATCTGCAGACAAAGAATACTTCACACAGTTAAATAATATTAACTGTGCAATTCAAGTATAATTCGTCAACTAACTTTCGACCTGTTATAGGTCAGGGTGGTTACTCCAACCAACCCGGAACCCTCTAACCTAGC